TTTCATTTGACATTCCTTTGTTTGGAAGGAATCGACCATTGACTTGTTTTCTGAAATAAATTCTTCTTAAAAAACCATGTCTACAATAGCAACCGCCCTTCCAATTAAAAAGCGAATAAGAACTAAACCCTTTTTCTGCAAATTCACCATTGATTCCATTGTCAGACATTTCATCAATATCTTCCATTCTCCATTCAAGACCAGCTCTTGACCATTCCATCATTTTCTTGCAAAATTCCCTTGAACCATTTCCAGCTTTGTTTGGTGTGTTGCTTGTCTTTTGATATGCATATCTAACTTTATAAAGTCCAACATCATTGACAGATTTAGCATCAGCATCAGCCATTGATTTTGTAGGCATTGCATTTGCAAACTTTTGAAGTTCTTCTTTTGCATCAACAACATCTTCTGAAATCAATTCCCATTCAGAATCATCATTTATTTCTGAAGTTTCTTCAAGTTTGGAAAGCAAAAAAGAACCTTGTTCATCACTCAAAAATGGTCTGTCATCTTTTTTTTTTGCTGACATTGTTTCAAGCAAAGATTGTCCAGAACCTTTGAAGAATCCTTGTGCAACTTCCAATGGTAATTGTAAGAACTGAACCAAGAACACAACTGCTTGTTCTTCTGTCAAGACACCTTCTTGCACCTTTGCAACAATATCAATTGCTGAACTAATTTGCGCACCATTATATGATGCATCAACTTTTTCTGTTTCTGCTTCTTCAACAACACCACCAACTTCATCAGAAATTGTTGCATTTGCATTTGGAATCACTTCTGTCACAACTTCATCACGCACAACATCTTCTTCTGTGTTGGTGAATTCAGTTTCAAACAAGTTGAATGGTTCAAAGAATAGTTGAAGATTCACACCACTTTCAGCCATCAACATTTTCAATGCATCAATGATGACATCACGAAATGGATTCACAACGGTTTGTTCAAACAAAGCTGATGCTACTTGAAGTTCTTCAGCATTGTTTCCAAGACCACCACCATCTGCATTCACACCAAACAATCTTGGTGAAACAACTCTATTTCCAACCATTATCTTGTTTGTGATTTCAGTTGATAAGAATTGGAATTGCTTGTCTGCATCTGACAATGGAACTGCTTGAATTTCTGGTGTTGTATCACGACCATCTGAAAAGGTACAAAGAAACTTTCCTGCATTTCTTGAACCAGAAAGTTCAGCTTCAATTGTTCTTTTTATATCTTCACGCTTTTCCCTTGCTGGAATACCATTTGAAAAGTTGATAATGAATGAAGGTGCAAGACCATTTTCAATTTGTGACAAATGAAATTGTGCAACATTCACATCCAATTCAACATAATTCCATGCACCAATCCAATCTGGTTTTGGATAATAGTATGAACCAACAGAATTCATTTTCACACAAAGAATTTGATTTGGATATGTTGCTCTTTCATGTGGGTTGAATGCTCTATGTTCTGTAAATTTAGCCCTTGAACCAGCTTTCCAATCATGTGAATGATAGTACCAATCAACATCACCATCATCATCTGTTGTTCCACTTCGCATTGTTTCATATGGCAATACTTCCATTTCAACAATCTTTGTTCTATCAACTGAATATGTGATGGATATATAAAAACCACCATGAAGTTTCAAATCCATGCACATCAACTGGATGTCATTCTTTCCAATCTTGTGATTTATAAGTTTATTAAACTCAACCCATTCTTCTGGATGTTGTTCTTTGTTATGTGCATCAATACCACCACCATAAATCCAAGCTGAAATTGAATTCACCAATGCATTTTGTGTTGCTGAATTTTGATACAATTGAATTGTGTGTTGTGGGAATAGATTATCAAATCCATACCATATGAAGTCAGAACCTCTTTTTTCTACTTCTTGTGAATCAGTCATTGAGTAACTTGCACCCATTGAACTGAACATATATTCTGAAGTTGTTTGTTTCTTTTTAGCCATTGTAAGAAATTGAATTTGGAATTATTATTGGTTCAAGACCACTTGGTGAATTTTCAAATTCTTTGTTCAACCAATTTTCATCTTGGACAAGTACAATTCCATTTGTTAGTTCTGCAAGTATTTCTGTGCTATCAATTGAAGTTGCAGTTTTTGTTCCCCAAACAACAGAATAATCATACAATCCATTGTCTAAGTTCACATGATTGTCTTGTACTGCTTCATCTATATAAATTTTAAATTGTTTTGAACGAACTGGTGCATCAGCACCAAAAGTTCCAAGAAGAACAAATTTCACTTCTTGCGTTAATTGTGAAACAATATTTATATAGAAAGATGTTGGTGTCTGAACAAACATTGTTGACTTTGGAAGATATTGAACGGTGTCTGTATCTGAATTTTTTGCATTTATTGTTGAACCATAAACGCTATAAACATCTAATGAAAAAATGTTTTCAATTCCGTTTCCCTTAGTCCAGAACAACATCATTCTTTTTCTTTTTTGGTTTTGCTTCTTCCAAATATTGTGGAAATTCAGCTTTCAAAATTCGCATTGTTCTATCATCTACTATTTCAGAAAGTTGAATTTTTGTTCTACCCTTGAAGATGATTTTGCCAAGATACTCTTTTTTTATTTTCATAGTTTAAAGATATAAAAAAAAGGCAATGGAATAACCCACCACCTTTTTGTTTTAAATAACTAATCTATTTATCTAAGCTTGTGGCTCTTTGTATTGTAAAGCTGACTTTGTGATTGCAGTTGAAAATTGTGTAAATGGATTTTCAATACTTAAATTGTAAGCAGGAAAAGATTCAGAACCTACCATTTGCAAAATATATCCAACATAGTCTGAATAGGAAACATCACCACCATGTGCATATGTTCCACCAGTCACATCAATTCCATTGTCAACACCAAGAAGATAGTACACACCATTGTTGTCTAATACAATACATTGAAAAACACCTTCAACAACATTCTGCATTCTTGCCCAAGATTCTTCTGAATCATGTGAAAGATGAACATCAAGTGCTTGTTCATAATTTACTGCACCACCACCACCAGTTGTGATTGTTTGGTTGAAAGAACTTGTTTGTCTGTCCAAGTCAAATTGGAAGAAATCAAGTGCTGCTGATGTTGTCAATGCTGAAACAATTCCAGTATCTGCATCAACGGTGACAGATGTGATTTTATTGGCATCATACCAATTTGCAAGAAAGATTTGTTTTATCCCTCCAACCTGACCTTGACAAAAATAGCCACGACCTTTTGAAATTAAACACGACATATATTTTTTTGTTTTAAAATTTAAAGAATGGAAGATGGTCAATCAAGACCACCTTCATATTCCTATATTATACGAACCAAACTGCATCAGCAACAACACCAACTTGTGTTCCAACTGCAAAACGCATTGTGATTCTGTAATTGTTTGAACCATCCAATGGTGTCATGTCAAGTGCTTGTGCCATTGAATCTGAATCTGTTGTTCCGATTCCAACAAATAAATTTCTCTTTGATGCCATACATGCTTCACCAGATGCAATTCCTGGACTTGAAACCAATTTGTATCCTAAGAAACTTGTTTCAGAACCATTTGCAACTGCATTGTTATATCCATTTCCAGTTTGACCAATTGCAAGATTGTATGCAGAAATGGTTGTTGGATTCACATATATTGAAACATTTTCAAAGTCACCAATCAATGCTGGTGATACGGTAGTTACTTTTGTAATAATTTCTTGAAGTCCTGCAATAACATTTACAGCAGTTGTGATGTCACCAGTTATAGTTTGAGCACCAGCAGTATTTCCAGATGCTAATTTCAAACCTGCAAAAGCAGTAAAAGCAGAACCAGTTGATTGTCCCATCCAGATGTTGTTTTCAATATCTGCTTGAACTTGTCGTGCTACATATAGCAACAACGCATCTGCGAAGTCATCTGGCACACCTTGTTCATTTGAATATGCATCACCTTGCCACCAAGCTTTGTTTGCTGCTGATGTGTCTGAATCATTGAATGATTGCTTACAAAGTTGAAGATTTACCATTTGTGCAGTTACATCAAGAACTCTTTCATCAAGTGTTGTTGTTGCAACTTCACTAAAGTCACAAGCTGCTGGAATTATCAATCCAGTTGTTGACATTACTGGTATGATTGCTCTAAATCTAACACCATCTAATAGTGTCACATTTCCACCATGCAATGTTGGTGCAGAAAGAACGGCTGCATGAATGTATGGAAGTGCTAATTCTCCAGCATATGTCCAATTACCAGCAGCATTTTGTGGTGAAGTCAAGTTGTATTGTTTACTATTTGCCATCTTATTTGTTTTTACTTTTGTTAAAAATTGCGAATACGCGTGATTCAACACCTTCAGACTTTTTTGTTTCCACAAATTTCTTTGCTTTTGGTGTGTGCTTGAATGATTTTTGTGCAGACAACTTCTTCACCTTTTCAAGTTCTGTGTTGTGTCCTTCCATTAATTCTGAAACTTTCAATTCAATTGCTTCAGTTATCATCTTTCCAAGTTCAAATCCATCAGCCTTTGTCATGTAGTTTGACAAATCAACTTCTGTCTTTTCAACTTCTTCTGTTGACATATCTTCTTCAACTGCATCTTCTGATGCTTCTGGTGAACGAAGTGTTGTGATTTCTCCATCAACAACTTCTATGACTGCACCATCTTGCAATTCATAAGTTCCAGAAGGCAAAGCCATTCTTTCTTCATCTTCACCAACAACAAAAACCATTGAGCCTTCTTCAAATCTGTCAGAATCGGTTTTGATTGTTGTACCATCGACAAGAAAAGCTTCAGCCATCATCTTGGTTTCTTCAGAAAGTTCTTCTTTATTACCAAGAAGTTCTTTCATTTTGTTGTACAAATTTTCCATTTTTTCTTTTTAGGATAGTATTTCCGTAAGTTAAAAGATATTAATTGCGTTTTTTCCTTTCGCCACTTATGATTGCTTTTGCTTTTGGGATTACTGAATTTGCAATTGTTCTGTTTTTAATAGCACCACAAATTTTCTTTGCAGTTTCTTCATTTCCATATTCAGCCATTTGGTCTGCAATACATTCATCCCATGGATAAGATTCAAGATATGTTGATTCTTCTTCAACAATTAAGTCTGAAATCATTTGAAGTTTAGCTTCATTTTGTGTCAATGAATGACTTGATAATCCTTGAAGTTTATCTGTAAAGAAACCTTCAATGCTGAATCCAAGAATTTCACCTTCTTTGACTTTGTTCCAGATTTCATCATTATCAACTTGCATTGTCACAAACCATGTTCCAACTGGACAATGTTCAAAACCGTACTTGACAGACTTGTCAATTGCAAATTCCTTCACCCATGATTCAACAACACACAAACCTTCAATTTCAGTTTCATGTT